TTAGCAGGCTATCATATCAGAATTATCTTTGTGTTTTTCGACAACTTTCTTAACACTTGATTCGTGCCAAAACACTTCTTTCTCACTTACCTTGATAGGTTGAGGAATTTCACCATTCTTAATCATGCGATAGAATTTAGTGCGGCCAATAGACATTAGCATCATAAACTCTTTAGCACGTACACGACGATCAATCTCCATTTACCCCTCCATCTCATTAAACTTCTTAACGATTGCTTTTTTGGCCTTCATCAAAAAGTACTCACGTTCATCTTCTTCAAAACACCCATCGCCTTGTGGCTCTTGAGAATACAAAATGGTCTCATCGCCGCAATCAGGGTAATCAACTCGAAATTCGCCATGTCTTAAGCGTAGATATCCGATCTGTTGACCTTGAAAAACTGCAATGTATTGTTCAGGGCTTTCATCACATGTTTTGAGTAGTTCAACTTCATCAGTAGTCAGTAACATTTCACCCCTCCTTACTTTCCGCTTTAGGCTTTGCCCACCACAAACAAGGCCCATCTTCTGTATCAAAACCTGCAATAAGAAAGGCATCTTTTATAGGTGGTTGTGGTTTCCAGTTTGACCAATCTGCACAGTCGTCTTCAGGAATTTCTGGAATATCTAAATATTCCAAACGCTCAACAAGAATTTCTACACCAAGATTAAGTTGAAGCTGTGCCCATTGTTCCTTTGTATAAAACTCAGCATGCTCTCCAATAGTGTCGTGCTTCTCTATATCAGGGTGGAACCAGCAGCTATCTAAATCATCTGGTACTTGTGTTGGTTGTATTTGATATTTCATCCCTTAGCTCCCGATTCGCTTGCTTCTTCAACTTCATCCCAATTGACAAAGGCAACCCCTGAATCACATTCTATTTCACCCTTGTGATTGCAATTAGGACACTGAACCTTGTCCCCATTCCACAAGTAGCACCCAATGCCACGTTCAGTTGTTATTTCTGCATAGTCGCCAAAACCACAATTAGAGCAAGCATCAAGCCAAGTAATTTTAAGAGCTTTCATTTTGATCACCTGCTGCTTCAACCATTGCCTTATATCCGGTTTTACTCAGCGTCGACATCGGCGCGACTGAATATCGTTCGTATGCTTGGAACATCTTTTCTGTTGGAACTCTTGGTAAAAGAACATAACCCTCTGGCACCGACTGAGCTTTGGCTTTTTCTAGCTCTGCATCACGATGCTTTGCACATCTAAGCCAAGCATCCCAACGGCTATTCATGTTGCTTATTTCTTTCTGAGCAATTTCAGAAGGATTGTTTGATCTAGTCATAAACAGTTCATGCTCATGACTAAAAATAATGTCTCTTCTTCCTTTGTAATATTGGAAGGTATTTAGAAAAGCCTCTCTTTCCTTATTCAAATCTGTCATGCTGCCACCTTCGCCTTAATGCGCTCTTGATATAACTTTGCGTAGTACTCTTGAGCGTGTGGAATTTTGTCTTTGATCTTTTGAATCATTGCTTCGTCACGTTTGTAGGTGACAGTTGTTAAACGTTCTCTTAAATCAATACGCTCGACTAAATCAATTAGCTGCTCTCGATCATCCCAATCATTTGTAAGCTCGATAGGGCAAGGAAGTAACCAGAAATCAACCATTGCTTGCTCACAGTCGTAAAGCCACATGTAGCCTTGCATCTGCCAGTCATAGCCTGCTTTCTTAGCCTTTTCCTGTGCTTCATCTTGGAAAAATGGATGTGTTCCAATATCCCAAGTACATTTAGTGTCGATGATCAACTTGTTGTTCAGATCAAGAATGTCGCATTCACCAGTGATCAGTTCATTTTCCAAACGACCTTCATGCTTCACATACTGACGGAAACGAACCTTACCAGACAGGCTGATTGCAATTTCTTCAAGCGCATTACCCTTAGCTGTGTACTGGTTGCCTTTGAAAGACTTGAATGTGGTCAAGTCCTCCTTAACGATTGTTCTGATCTCAGTCTTAGCTGTATCAGATAAAGATTGATTCTTGAGTTGGTCAATGATTGAGTTCTCATCATCTGAGCGCTTGCGCTTCTTGATTAATGCTTCAATTTCCTCAGTTCTGAGTTCTTGAGCGATGCTTTGAGCATCACCCATTAACTTAGAAAGGCTTGAGCAGCGGAAAAGTTTCATGGCTTCACCCATCAACCATTAAATATGTACGCTCACATTTGAAAACTTTTAACTTTTCAATCGATTCCAAGCGGCTATTAACATCCCGTAAAAGCCATTTGCTTTCTAGGTAATCAGGGTTTTCATTTTTAAATTTAACCAACCTGTCTGAGAAAACTTTTTTTATAACGGTAAGCGCCTCATTAGCTTCAAGCAAAGTTTCATGGCGCTCAGCTGATGTTAAAAACTTGGTTTCCGTGCCGTATTTGTGGTTGCATATGAACTTACTACCCACTTGATTGCGAATAACATAAAAGGTTTCTGAAACTTTCATCACTGAGCCTCCACCGCAATACGCTGTGCATCAGTTAGCGCATAGCCTTCTAATACATACTCTTTAGTAACTGCATCGGCTTTGATCTGCTCTAAGAGAACCGGGAACTCATTGTCTGGTACAGTTGGTTTAACTTCCTGAACTTCTCCAACTTCCTTTACAGTGACATTTTTAAACCAGTCTTTAGG